AAGACTCGACTTAATATCAAATCAAATAACATTTATTTCCATGCAAATCTGAATCCGTTAAGCCCACTGAGTGGTAAATTTGAGGTGTTTGCAGACACAAGTACAAAACTTTTCTCTGGCACCGATGTACATATTAGATCGTCAAATATGTTTATTGATAATCATGGTCTCATCCCTTCACTCAACGGTACAGGATTTAATGTCAGGAGCAATACTGGATTATTCATGGAATCGACTGTTGGGCCGGCTCATATCAAATCAAATACCCAAATGTCTTTACAAAGCATTGCAAATGTAAGTATTTCGGGTCTCAGTGTATTCATTGATGATACCATCTCTATGGCAATGGGACTAGCAATCCCTGCAGCATCACCTGGAGTTCCATCATTTGCACTACCCACCATCGATGCGGCAGAGTGTTCAATGCCGGAACCTCCTTCAAGGTCTTCGGCCCTTTCTTATATCAAATTCGAAAATACCCAATCTACCGGTGGGTATGTTTCGGCTGAGGAATAAAAATGGCATCTAATTGTATAGACATAACTGATCAATCAAGAATGGCCTCAGTGGCTCTGAAAGGTGGGCCTGGAGTAGATGCAAACGGTGAATACACCCTCAGTCAAGTAAAAATATTTTCACAGGAATATGCAAACAACATATTACGAGATATTGAGAAGAACCCTCTTGCTAGAATTACTGAGCTATATGGTGATTCGATCTATGACACCACAGATTACATTAATGGTATTTTTCTCAAAAAAGATTATGTAGAAGATGCGCTAGAGAATTATCCCGGCTTGAGTCGTAGATGGGAGAAAGGCAATCTATCAAATATAGAAATTGCTGATTTCTTGAATGACTATAATCTAACTCCAAACGGTATGATTAATAAAAGTAACTTTAATTATAACGGTTTGCTACGAGATATGGATTCATACTATCAAGCATCTTTTTCTGATAGTATTTTAGGTGGCTTCTGTAAATTAATACCTCAAGTATTCGGTGCGATTGATGCCTTCTTTGATACGCTTGTTGCAATCGAAAACGCAATTGCTAATATTCTTACCAAATTAAGAAATCTGGATGATGCTTTAAATGCCCTTGCACAAAAAGCAACGATAGAGTTCTTAATCGGTGAAATCAAAAAACTAATAACTGAACTAATTACTCAGGTTTTTGCTGAAGTGATGTCTATCGTTGAGAATTTTAATATCCAAGATGTGATAGGTGATATTAATACTTTCATTCGGGAAGATATAGTAAAAGGCATTGTGATGCAAAAAGAGAGGGCATGCTTACTTCTGAATGATGATAAACAAAAATCTGTAAAAGAAGAAGCAGAGAGTTTGATCGACTATATTACAGGTCTTTTCGAAAACCCTCAGCTAGAAGAAATCGAATTCATGGTAATGAGATTTTGTGCTTTTGCAACCAATATCGAAGCATTAATTAAAGAAGTAAATAGACCCTTAGATGATTACACCAACCGATATCGAAGAATAGTAGGAAGATTGAAAGCCGTTTCTAATTTGAATACTTCAACAGCAGTACGAAATGGAGGTATCCGTTTATCGGATGAGCGTAAGAAAGAGATAATAAATAGTATGGAACAGAAATGGGATTCTGCTGAAGGGACAAATAATCCACCACCTCCCACCGTTGCAGAATATTTCGGTTTACCCAGTTGTAAGGCAGTAAAAAATGGTAGCGATCCAAGAGTTAAGATATCGGGTGATTGGGTAGATCCAGAAGTATTGGGACTCGAAGGTTGGGTGAACATAGATTTGGACGCAAAGGTATATCTGATGCGTTTTCAAAAGAAGGTTGGTGGACAGTTGGATGTAGTCAACGGATGGAGAACCGAAGAATATAACGAAGAAGTAGGTGGATCTCCAGAATCGTCTTATTTAAGTGGTATTGCTTTAGACGTAAAACTTGCAGGCGATTCTGATGATTGGATTCAATCAGCATATGAAAGTGGTTTTGGTTATGCAAATGTTAAGGGCAGTAATATCCACCTAGATCTGACACGAAGACCGAGGCCAGAATAAATGACCGTACAGGTATACACACCGAGAACTAAGAAGCCGGTTCTCTACTCTGATATCCGAAAGGATTTGGCGCTTAGCCCTATCAGTTCGGATATTGCTGTATTGAAGGACGAAGATTCTGTAAAAGAAGCAATCAAGAATCTAATCCTTACAGACCCGGGTGAGAGACTCATGCAACCATTCATTGGTGGAGGTATTAGAGCTCTACTGTTCGAAAATATAACGCCTGCGGTCATCAAATTAATCGAAGATAGAGTAACTACTTGCATTGAAACGTATGAACCTAGAGCAGAATTGATTGATGTAACTGTGTCTTCAAATATCGATGATAATAAAGTGGGTGTACTGATAAGATTTTTTATTCAAAGCAGACAACAGCCAATCACGCTCAACGTTATTTTAGAAAGGATAAGATAAGATGGCAAATCCTAAAACACCAATAACAGAACTCGATTTTGGTGCGGCCAAACAACAACTCAAACAATATTTGAGAACGCAAACACAATTCAAAGACTATGACTTTGAAGGCTCGAATATGAGTGTGCTGCTTGATGTTCTGGCGTATAATACGTTTCAAAACAATTTTTATACGAACATGGCAATCAACGAAATGTTTCTTGATTCTGCCGTTCTTAAGAATTCGATTGTTTCTCATGCAAAGGAATTGAATTACCTACCGAGATCTCGTAAATCAGCAAAGGCTGTTGTAAATGTAACCATCGTAGATCCCACAGAAACATCACAGACAATTGAGATCCCGAGATTCACAGATTTCTCGTCTAATTATCTGGGTGAGAATTTTAACTTTGTGACAGATCAGACCTACGTTGCTAGAAGGGTATCTGTTGACGAGGCTGCTGGCATTTTTGCTGGTACATTTATTGCTGAAGATGTCGAACTCTTTGAAGGTCAGACACTTACAAGTTTTCAGAGAGAAGGTTTCATTATTGACGCAGATGGAAAATTAAGGGTACAGCTGACCAATGACAATGCTGATATCGATTCTCTGGTAGTGTACGTTGATGCAGAAGAGACTGAAGATAAAAATATCTTTACCCGAGCAAATTCAATCTTTGGTGTACGGCCTGATGATAAGGTATTTTATGTCGAAGCATATTTTGACAATTCCTACGCCATCTATTTCGGTGGTAATAATTATGGCTTGCAGCCAGAACCATTCGAAGATGTAAGAGTTCAATATAGAGTAACATCTGGTGAAGAGGGTAATGGAGCATTTAGTTTTAGTACCGGATTTAGAGAGGGTGAAATTTCTGTAGAAACCGTCTCTCCAGCACAAGGCGGTTTAGAAAGAGAATCACTTGACAGCATTCGTTATTTTGCACCCAAATCATTGCAGATCCAAGACAGAGCAGTAACGACAAAAGATTATGAAATTCTGTTGCAACAAAGATTCCCAGAAATCACAGCAGTATCTGCATATGGTGGTGAAGACTTAGATCCACCTCAATTTGGTAGAGTTGCAATCTCTGTATTCTTGCAAGATGATGCACAGCTAATTTCAACGACACTTGCAAATACATTTATCGAATATCTAAAAGAAAGAAGCCCTCTTAGTATTGAGCCTATTTTCGTACAGACACAATTCTTATATGCTGATATTCACGCGAAGATTAACTATACTGGTAAATTATCTCAGAAAACACCACAAGAATTTGAGGTTATGGTTAGAAACGCGATTCAAGCATATTCTGATAATAATTTGGAACAATTCAATGCGACATTAAGATCATCCAAGCTTGCCTCTTCTATTGATGCACTAGACACAGCAATTCAAAGTTGTCAGCTTGATATTATGCCAATCATTCAATACTCTCCGGTGTTGAATGTGGCAGCTAATCCAAGATTTAGATTTGAAACAGAATTGGTAAAACCATACCCATTCAGATTAACGAACGGATTTAATGATTACAAACCTGCAATTAAGAGTAGTGTATTCGATACCACTGGTGGTGTTTGTGTATTCATCCAAGATGATGGTGAAGGTAAATTGCAGCTTGTTACAGATAATCTTACAAATCCGCAGATTGTAAATCCAAATGCTGGAACTGTGGATTATGAAACCGGTGATGTTCGTTTATCAAAATTGATTGTAGAGGATTATCCGGGCCAAGCAATTAAGATTATGGCAAAGACAGCATCCGACGATATTAAATCTCCCACAGGCCGAGTTTTCATTATTCGTGATTCTGATGTTAGATTTAGTGCAATTCGTGAGGATAGTGATGCTTATGGTAACCTCGATGGAAATATTAGTAGAACATCAACAACTACGTACTAGGGACACTCCCAGATGGCGGTAATAGAAAATAACATATCGTTCTTTATCCAGTCTCATTTTCCTGCTATCTATAGGGAGAACGGCGAAGAGCTCGTTGAGCTTGTAGAAGAATATTATAAGTGGTTGGAATCGACGGACAACCAATCGATTTATAATGCAAGAAGAATGTTTGAATATCGGGATATTGATACTACTCTCGAAAAAATGCTTATCTTCTTCCAGAAAAAATTCTTAGCAGATTTACCTCTGAAAGAAGAAACAATCAGATTTGTTACTAAAAATATTCTTGACCTTTACCGAAGAAAGGGAACACCAGCAGGTATTGAACTTTTCTTTGCTTTATTCTATGATGAATTTGATGCTGAAATTACTTATCCAGCTAGGTTTATGTTTAAGGTTTCCGATTCCAATTGGAAAAATGGCATATACCTACAGATGTTCCCTAACAAGAATAAATTTGTTTCTAAAACAGATGTTATATACACCTACAAAGATCTCCTTAGCAGAAATATATTAGGCTCTTCTTCAGGTGCAGTTGCAGCTGTCGATAAAATCAATTTTATCATTTTAAATAATATTTTGACACCCATCATTTATATTGATGAGGTGTTGGGTGTATTCGAAAAATACGATGACCTAATTACTACCATTAACGGCGAAGAAATTTCTTTTGGTCGTGTTGCTGGATCTTTAAGCGCAGTTGAGATTGATACTGGTAATAAAGATGCTAGTACTGGCCACAAGATTGGCGACATATACAATATAAGAACCACTACTGGTAAGGGTGGAGAGGTGATGGTGACTGAGGTCACTGATGATCTATCTGGTAGTATTAATTATGAAGTAGAAAATGGTGGTTTCGGTTACACGATTGAAAATACCAGGCTGATTGTTTCAAATCAATCGATTCTATTCAATCAAGCAGAATATGATGCAAACAAAGATGACTTGACATTTACTCCGTTTGAAAGATTAAGAGATTTTGCTGGAAATGAAGCAATTGTTGTAGGACAAGCAGATAATGTTGTAGGTATTGAGTGTGATGCTAGTGCTGGACTTCATGGTGAATTTAGTATTAACAGAGTAATCCTTACCGTAGATCGATCTCCGAATATAACAATTAATCCTAGCTGGGTTGGACTTGTTACACCTAAGAATATAACATCACCTGGTGATATGTACGTTGATACCGGATTAGAAAGTGATGTGAAAGTCTTGAGTCTTGACAATGCAACAAACATCAATATTATTACCGATCCGATTGCTAATTTTATTGAGAATACCGAACCCGGTGGTCTTGCGTCTGCTCCTGTTTTCCTTAATTCAACTAATTATAATGATGTACCACCTGCTGCGGCACCAATGTCAGGTACAGCAGATCCGGTAACGCTAGCAACACCATTGAATCAGGCTTTCAATATCGAAACACTTACCATTGGTTCGATACGAGAATTTGAGAATATCGACCCTGGCAGAGATTACACATTTGATGTATTTGCTCGAGCAAAAGATGATGTGTTTTCAACACTTTCTAGGAGGCCTCAGATTATCAGTTTCGATGATCCTGCTTCTGCTGGTGTATTTGATGTTGGAGAAATCGTTGAAGAAACTAATTCGGGCCGCACCGGTATTGTTACAAAAACTAATACACAGCAAGGCTATATTGGATTAATACCTTACGACTATTATGGGTTCTCAGCAGAGAACGAAATTATAAGAGCAAATGGTAATATACCTATATCTCAAGCAGGAGATGATCTGACTGAAGAAATTTTAGGATTAAACGCCATTATAGATGCAGAGACACAATTTTCTATAGGTAAGATTTCGAAGGTTGCAGTAATCGATTCTGGTTTTGGCTATGTTACTGGCCAACTTGGTGAAATATTTGATGACGACAATGATATTAAAGCAATAGGTACAGTATTTGCCGAGACACAAGGTAGTACCAGTGGATTCTGGTCTGAATTTAATTCTCATATAAATGGGTATCAGGATCTTCCAGTCGATCTGAACACTCCAATATTACCCACAGAAAAACTCGTAGAACAGCTTGAGGTATTTGTCGCGGGAGTAGAACCTACAGTTCCCCCAGAGCTTGGATTGTGGGCAAACACAGTACATTCAGATGGGTATTCATATTTTGATTATACACTGAATGGGGAAATCAATGCAGCAGATATAACACAGCTGAGAAAACTTTCTGACGGTGCTGAAGACGTTGCTCAAGACACAATTGATAGATGGAATAATGTAGTTGCACCGAGTCTTAAATCTCAAGTTTGGTACAAGACGTATCCAGAATACTATGTGGTCTTACCAGAAAAAATATATTATGATTCTGCAATGAAGATTCAAGATAGTGATTTCTATCAGGAATATTCATATCAAATTAAATCGACTCTTGCTAAGCAAGAATATGAGAAATTGCTAAAAGAGAATGTTCACCTTGCTGGAACGAAGATGTTCGGTGACTTTATCTTTAAGGCATTAATAGGTTCACCTCAAGAAATGAGGTTTAGAAGAAACTTTAATACACCGGGGCCCACATATAATAATGATGGTACCGTCGATGATGGTGCACCACCTGGGTCATTACCGGTGCTTATTGATTCACCAGATTTGGAGACACTTACAGTAGATGTAATCAATCTAAGAGTCGATAGAGACGATGTAACCGTAGATAATGATTCTACAGTTTAAGATAAATAGTTTAAAAATCTTTTAGGAGAAATCATGTCAAAACAAACTGTCAATATTGGTACTTCTGCCAACGACGGTACCGGCGATCCTCTCCGCACAGCATTTGATAAGACCAATGATAATTTCGTAGAATTATATAATGCGCTGGGTGGAAACGATATCGTAAACCTCATTAATAATGATGAGGAAATTGAGCTCTTATCTACAGCAAATAAAATTTCGTTTTTATACAATACAGAGGCTCAGCTACTTGACGTAGATCCTACCTCACATCACGGTTGTATTGCTCATGCCCACGATACCGGTGCACTGTATTATGCTCATCAAGGTGAGTGGAGAAAGTTACTAACTGATAATGCAAATACGGCCGCACCAGTACCAAGTTATACTGATCCTTTGGCAAGGCATTCTTATGGTGAAGCAATTACAGGTTCAGAAACTGATGGTTATATCTTACAGACAAATGCTGACGGCACCTATCAATGGGCAGCTCCAGGTGATGTAACAGGTGCAGTTAGAAATATCTCAGAATTAGACGATGTTGTTCTAATCAACCTGAACGCAGGTCAGACTTTGAAGTGGAATGGTTCTAATTGGATCAACGATTCAGATTTAACTGGAAGTGGTGGTTCTGCTAGTTTTACAGGGCTGACCGATACACCGGCTTCACTTGGAAGCGCTGGTCAATTTATCAGAGTTAATTCTTCTGGTAATGCGCTAGAATTTACTGCTGCTCCCTCTGGTGGAGGTGGTGCAAGTGTATTGAATGATTTGACCGATGTTTCTACAGCAGGGGCATCTAGTGGACAAGTATTAAAATACAACGGTAGTAGTTGGGCCCCCGCAGCAGATGCAACTGGAAGT